GAGAAATTAAGTAACATTACTTTCAAGGTAGCAAGTGAAGCAACGGAGTACGGGTATCAACTTACGGAGTGCAAAGGATTACTAAATGACTGAACAACTACTAAAGGCAAAAGCTGCGGATATTTTTGACATGAATGATATTGAACTAATCGGGTTTGGCGAAGAAGTTAGCACTAGCCTCCTTGATGATAGAAGCAAAAATTATTTATATAACAAAATCGAAGAAAGACAGCTGCAGATAAGGGCAGCAGAAGAAATGCAAGGCGCTTGCGTTGTTTGTAGTGAAATAAAAGCAGGAGAATTATAATGAGTAGAACATATAAAGAGATGCAAGCAGAATTGACATATGAGGAACACTTAAGAGGACACGACCAAAGACAAAGCAACAAATACAAAAGAGAGTGTAACGGTGCAAGTATTGATGTATATGACGTATTAAAAGCTTTCGATGTAACAAACCCTGCAACAGCTCACGCAGTCAAGAAACTTTTGGCAAGTGGGCAGCGAGGTTATAAAGATGTTGTCCAGGACTTGGAAGAGGCTAAGGACTCAATTACTCGTGCAATAGAATTGGGGAAATAATGCAAATACCAAAAGACAGACAAATAATAATCATTACAGAAACAGGAAAGTGCGTTGCAATATGGAGTCCGGCAGATAAGGCATTCGCTTGTGCAAATCTTCAAATTGATATGTTTGAGGGAAAATGGAACATGAAATATTATGAAAATATGTATATTAAAGAAGAAAATATTAGTGCCTGGCGAGAGTTATGAAACAAAAAACCTGCAAGATATGTAAAGAGAAGTTTGTGCCTGAAAGGCAAATGCAGACTTGTTGTTCATACGCTTGCAGCATAGAGTATGCTAAACAGCTAACAGATAAGCGAGAAGAGAAGAAAAAGAAAGATGCAAGGAAAGTATTAAGGGAGTACAAAAAGAACGATAAAGCTACTCTAATGCAGTTAGCGCAAAAGACATTTAATCAATACATACGGTTAAGGGATAAAGATTTACCATGTATCAGCTGCGGCACTACAAATGACATACAATATCATGCCGGACATTACAAGCCTGCCGGTGGATATTCTTATCTTAGATTTGACGAAGCCAATGTGAATAAACAATGTGTGCGATGCAATACGAATCTATCCGGAAACTTAGTAGCTTATCGTGAAGCACTTATTAAGAAGATAGGGATAGATGAAGTCAATAGACTAGAACAGCCAAACCAAACAAAGCGCTGGAGCGTTGAGGAGTTGAAAGAGATTATACGTGCGTATAGGGAAAAGATAAAGGAATACAATGCCAAGCATTAAAAGAAAGATATGCAGCATACATGGAGTTTATACTACTAAGACTTGCGAACTATGTAAAAAAGAAAACGCAAAGGCATACGACCAAACAGCAAGGAATAAAGATAGCGCAGCAATATACAACTCTACACGCTGGCGAAAGGTTAGGATACATATACTTAAGAGAGATGGTGGAATATGTCAGATGTGTGGGAAGAGTGAGAAGTCTATGATAGTGGATCATATTAAGGAAATCAAAGACGGTGGAGAGCCTTACAGTTATGATAATCTTCAAACGCTATGTAAGTCTTGTCACAATATAAAAACGGCTAGAGAAGCAGCTAATAGGTTGCAGTCGTGACGGATAGACAGGGCGGGTTTAAAAACTCACAGATGGGGGGATATGGTAATCGGCGCCTAATCACGATTTTTTGCACACCATTTTTAAAAAGCTTTAATAGGTAACACTAAAGGTAACAGTATGCACACACAACAAGACGCACTAAAGATACTAGGATGTTCAAAGATGACACTATCTCGATATGTTAAAGATGGTAAGCTTGACAGAGTAAAGAAAGGTCGCAAGACATTTTATGACGAACATCAAGTCGCAGCATTAGTAACAGAAATCGAAAACAATAAAAAGAAAGTAGGCATAGAAGTAAAACCTAAAGAAAAAATAGAGATACCAGACTATGCAAAAAAAGATATTGCAAATGTTTCAAGCAGTGAAAACTTAACAGCGGTCGGATATGAATATCTCTCAATAGCTACAAATGATTTGATTGATTTAGGATTGTATGATAAATGCGATAAACAAATATTAGTTTTATATGCTATCAGTTGTCAAAATTATTTTAAATATTTACACTCTGCAAATGAGAATGACTGCACCATTACAAGTGACAGTGGCATAACTTCAATACATCCTCATTTTAAAGTAGCTCAGCACCACGAAAAACAAATGCTTAACTATATGGATAGGCTAGGGCTTAATCCACTTGCAAGACAAAAGTTTGATATTAAAGAAGAGAAAGAGATTGACGAGATGGAGGCGTTGATAGGATGAAAAAACTTCCAACATCAGAAGAAACAAAACAAGTATTCAAAGACACACTTAGTAAGCTACAAACTAAATATGAAAACACACCTTACTACATAGATAAATATGAATTTAATACAATGACAAACTTTATGATGTTGTTAAAATTACCTGAGGGAGAATTTGCAGGAGAGAATATACCTTACGCACCATATCAAGCTGAATACGCTACAGAGATGATATGCGTCAGAAGAAAATCAGACAACTATAGGAAACATAGCTCAGGGATGTTATTTGTTGCAAGAAAAGCAGGTAAATCTACTTTTATGGGCGTATTGCTTTTATATTATCTGTTTATTGATAAAGCAAAAGGTAAACAGATTTATTGTGTATCAAATGAGACGCAACAAGCAATGCTAGTTTTTAATGCTGCTAGAAATATACTAGTGCAAAACACAACGCTTACAAACAAATGCAACATATGGAAATCAACAAAAATGATAGAATTTAACAAAGATAACTTTAATAATTTTGTGAAAGTTTTATCAGGTAACGCAGATACAGCAGATGGAAAGTCAAGCGACCTTATTTTATTCGATGAGCTACATCAAGCTAAAAGTCCTGATATGTTTCACGCAATGACTGAATCGATGGCTGCGAAACCAAATGCACAAATGATGATAATTTCTACAGCAGGATATAACCATCAAGGAATAATGAGACAAAAATATGATTATGCTAAAAAAGTAAAAGAGGGCGTAATCAAAGATGATAGTTTTTATTCTATGATATTTGAATTAGATGAGGGCGATGATTGGAAAGATGAGAAAAATTGGTATAAATCAAATCCAACACTAGGATTACAATACGGAGTAAGTTTAGAGTTTTTAAGGTCGCAATTTATCAAGGCTCAACACTCTGGAGTTGATGAAGTAAGCTTTAAAACTAAACACTTAAACATATGGACCAACTCAGCTATAACTTGGATTAAAAACGAAGATTGGAACGCCTCTTTTAAATACGAAATAAACGAAGAAGACTTAATAGGTCGTGAATGTTACGCAGGGCTTGACCTCGCATCTACAACAGATATCGCAGCATTTGTATTGCTATTTCAAAAAGAAGAGGGCGAATATGATGTGCTATGTAGATTTTTCATTCCAGAAGAGGGTATGCGAGAGCGAAGCAGAAAAGATAAAGTGCCTTATGAAACTTGGGTAAAACAAGGATATATAACTGCGACTGATGGGAATGTAATTGATTATGACTTTATAGAACATCAAATAAAACAAGACTGCGAGAAATTTAATGTTAAAGAAATTGCATATGACAGATGGGGTGCAACACAACTTGTTACAAACTTAGAGAATGAGGGCATTTCACAGATGGTACAGTTTGGGCAAGGGTTTGCAAGTATGAGTGCTCCGACAAAGCATATAGAGACTTTAGTATTGCAACAAAAATTAAATCATGGGAATAATCCTGTTCTTACTTGGATGATGAGCAACGTTGCATTAAAAGTTGATCCAACGAACGCAATAAAAATCGACAAAGCAAAATCCTCTGAAAAAGTCGATGGGATGGTGGCTTTGGCTATGAGTATTGGTATAAAAATAATATCAAAAGCTGAAACAAAAGCAATACCAAATATAAGGAGTTTTTAAATGGATGAGTTTGTAGAGTGCAGAGAGGTTATTGAGAGAGTTAAGGACATATTAAGCAATGAAACAGATGGCTTTATTTTTGATTATATGGTAGCAGACGAGTTGAAAATACCTTACAGCACACTACGCTTTAAGATTGTTAAAAACAAATTACCATTAAGAGAAATAGCAAAGTTTTGTTATGAAAGAGATTTAATAATAAATGACTTAATATTGAAAAAAAAAGAAAAATGTATAAATAGGGCTATTACTTAAGCCCTTTTAAAAGCTTAATTGCTTCTACTTTGTTTTGAAGTTCATCTTTATCCATAGTGGATAACAATTCATAAAGAAGCCTACGAAATGACTCCGACCTTTTCCACTCTTGTATTGTACCTATTGGAATGCCAATAATTTTATTTAATTCTGTATCTTTCATAAGTGGATTATATCATAAAATCTTGAATATCATAATAAAATCTTGACATTATAACGATAATTAGTATATAATACTGAATATAAAAAGAAAATTAGCAGTTAAAAACTAACTTAGGTTAGCTTAAAGGTGCTAATTGTAGTGCTGAATGAAGAGAATTGAAGTGAA